GGTTGCAAGACCTAGCGCAAAAAAACGGGGCTGGGCTTTTTGTAAAAATTGACGAATGAAACTTGAAACTGTCGGAATCGAGACGCTGTCGCCGGACCCGGCGAACGTGCGGAAACACGGCCAGCGCAATATGGACGCGATCAAGGCGAGCCTGCGTCGCTTTGGTCAGCAGAAGCCGATTGTGGTCGACGCGAAGGGAATCGTCCTGGCCGGCAACGGAACCTTGGCCGCGGCGCGCGAGCTTGGCTGGCGTGAGATCCGGATCGTGCGGACCGAGTTGACCGGCTCGCAGGCGACGGCTTTCGGAATCGCGGACAACCGGAGCGCGGAACTGGCGGAGTGGGACGAGAAGCTCGCCGACGTGCTTGCGTCGCTGAAGGCTGAGGACTTCCCGCTAGAAGAGATCGGCTTTGATTCCGCGGATCTCAAGCAATTCGACGTGGCGGAGGCTGAGATGCCAGATCTTCCGAATGGAGATCGAGAGCCTTTCCGGCAAATGACGTTTACCGTTCACGACGAACAATTCGAGGTCATCGAGCGCGCATTGCAGAAAGCGAAGGAGGCCGGCGGCGGAGAATCGACAGTAAACGAAAACTCAAACGGTAACGCGCTCGCTTTCCTTGCCTCGGCTTACATCGGAAAATGATCGGAACGGCAAAGGACATTGAGGTGAAGTCGATCTCGCGCGGAGACGCGGAGCGGATTGTAAAGGCTTGCCACTATTCCGGCAAAACCGCTTTTGGCTCTTTTCTTCACCTAGGAGTTTTTCTCGGCGGCAAATGCGGCGGAGTGATGCAATTTGGTCCCCCAGTGGACAAGCGGAAGATCTTGCCGCTTGTCGAAGGCACGGGTTGGAACGGATTCCTTGAGCTCAATCGAATGGCGTTCGCGGATTGGCTCCCGCGAAACTCGGAGAGCCGAGCGCTCTCGGTCGCGATGCGGATCATCCGAAAGAGTTACCCGCACATCGAGTGGATTGTGTCCTTCGCTGACGCCACTCAATGCGGTGACGGAACAATTTATCGCGCAAGCGGCTTTGTCCTTACGCAGATAAAAGAGAATCGCTCAATGTGGCGGACCGCGAGCGGCGAGGTTGTCGCTGACTTCGTCTCTCGGCAATTGCAGGGCGAGAACACTCGCAAGCGGATTGGCTTCCGAATTGGCGAGAGCTGGTCGGACTTCGTAAGACGGACTGGAGCCACGCGACTCGCTGGATTTCAACTTAGATACCTTTACTTCCTAAATCCTGACGCTCGCAAGCGGATGACAGTTCCTTCGATCCCATTTGACGAGATCAACAGAAGAGGCGCCGCAATGTATCGCGGCAAAACAGTTTTACGCGCCGGAAGTGACACGAAGGACACGGCGGGCTTCCAGTCCGCAGAGGGCGGTTCAACCCCGACCCCGGCGCTCCAGTAAATGACCGACGAATCCGCGTCCCCGGTCGAGGTCTACGCCAAGGCGAATCTCGCGAACATCGTCAAGCGGCTGAAGGCCGGCAAGACGCTGACGACGGCGGAGCGGAAGGCGCTCGACGAATACGAGGCGAAGCAATCGGGCGGTGACTGGGTCAAGGACACGGCGACCCTGGCGCGCGAGCTCGGGCTTTCGCGGCAGGCAATCTACGACGCCCGCGCGCGCTACCCAGAAGATGCGCCGGCGAAGCAGATCGACGGGCGTCGCGAGAACCTCACGGCGTGGCGGAAGTTCTGCGCGGAGAAGCTGATCGGCAAGGACACGTCGACCAAGACGCTGGCCGACCTCAAGGCCGAGTTGATGCGCGAGAACATCGCGCTGCTGAAGAAGAAGAATAAGCGCGAGGAGGGCGAGACGGTCGAGCGCGAGGTCGTGCAAGATATGCTCCAGCTACTCAGCCAGAAGCTCGACCTTCTCCTGCGGCTCAAGCTCGAGGTTGAGCTCGGCCCGCGCGTCGCCGGCAAGTCAGCCGCGGAGGCGAACGTCGAAGGCGGGCTGATCCTGGACGAGATCCGCGAGGTGATCGCGGGCAACCTTGCGCGGTTCGAGGCCGAGGCGATTCGGAAGAGCGCGACCGAGGAATGAGCGCCGAGCAACTCCTCGCCGGCTTTCGCCTCCCGCGGCCCGACCGCTCGCCGATCTATGACTGGGCGCGGCGGCACGTGCAGCTGCCGGAATCCTACGCGACGCCAGGGCCGTTCAATGTGAGGCTGTCGCCGTGGCTGGTGCCGATCTTCGACGCGCTGCAAAATCCGCTGGTGCGGCGCGTTCACTTCCGCAAAGCCGTGCAAATCGGCGGCACGCTGGTCGCCGACGTCTGGCTGCCGTGGATCATCGCGAACGATCCCGGCCCGATCTCGTGGACGATGCAGACCGACGAGATGGTCGAGAAGCACGCGAAGACTCGCCTGTGGCCGCTGCTTGAGCGCTGCCGCCCAGTCGCTGCGCTGCTGCCCAAGCCGGGGCCGCACCGCACGACGACGGAGATTTTCTTTGGCGGATTCTTCGTCACGCTCAACGCGGCTAACCTTTCGACCCAGCAGAGCCAGTCGATCCGCTACAAGATCAACGACGAGCTCTGGCTTCCGCGCTGGCAGGAGATTTACGGGCACGCGGTGGCGCGCGTCTCTAAGTTCGAGGAGGTCGGCAGGAGCAAGATCTACAACGCGAGCCAGGCGCCGATGATGGACGCGGAAACGGGGAACGTCGAGGACACGAGCTTTCGCTCGGGCGATCAAGGCGAGTGGCACGCGGAGTGCCCAGGCTGCCGCAAGATCCTTCCGGTTGCGTTTGAGATTCTAAGCAAGGAGCAGCGCGGCGGCGTGATCTGGGACCGAGCGGCGCGTCGCGATGACGAGACGTGGGACGTGGGCCGCGCGGTGGAGACGTGCCGTTTCCGCTGCATCGCCTGCGGCCACGAGTCCGCGGACAGCGACGCGACCCGCGCTGGCTGGGCGAAGACTGGGCGCTTCGTGCCGATGAATCCTGCGGCGCCGCGCGAGGTGCGCTCGTTCCGGCTGGAGGCAATCGTGACACGACCGATGCGGCTCCTCGTCGAAGAGTTCCTCCAGGGCGAAAACCAGCTGGTCCGCACGGGCGACGAGCAGGCGAAGATCGAGTTTCGGACCAAGCGGCAGGCGCTGCCGTGGATCGTCGAGAAGAAGGCGGTCAACGTGCTGCTTAAGGACTCGGGCTACAAGCTGGCCGACTACGCCCAGGGCGAGTCGATCCCCGACGAGGCGATTCGCTTCCTCGCGATTGATCGCCAGCAAGACCACTTCTGGTGCGAGGTCGGCGCGTTCAGCACCGCGCAAGGGCCGCGCTACCGCCAGCTGTGGTTCGGCCGAATCGACACGCGCGACCAGCTGCGAGCGCTTCAGGAGCGGTTTAAGGTCTCGTCGGCGTGCGTCGCGCAGGACCGCGGCTACCGGCCGGCGGACGTGGACCGCGACTGCGCGGAGTTCGGCTGGCGCTCGATGCGCGGTTACGGCCGGCGCACTTGGACGATGCGCGACGAGGCCACGGGCCAGATGGTCAACTTCCCATTCAGCGACCCGCAGGTGAGCGACTACCGAGGCGGCGACGTTTACTTTTACAACTGGTCCGGCGATTACTTCAAGGACACGCTGGCGAGTGCGCTGGAGGGCAAGGGCGATCTGCGCTGGGAACTGCCGAGCGACGTTAATCCGCTCTACCTCGAGCACCTCAAGGGCGAGGCAAAGGTCGAGGTGCGGACGGGCGTGTGGGAATGGCGCGAGGTCCGAAGCAACGCGCCAAACCACGGCTTAGACACGAGCGCGATGCTCCTCTGTATGGCGACCATCGCCGGCATCATCCGCTTCGTGCCGGCGAAAACGTAGCGTGGAATTGCGGCCGCGCTTTTCCTCAAAATAGTTCTTGAGATTCCCGAGCGCTTGGGTTTCTCTGGTCACGTCAACAACGACAACCTCAACAAAACAACGACGATGAACACCACCGAACTCGACAACCTGACCCGCAAGCACTCCGCCTTCCGCAGCTTCGACGAACTGATCAACGCGAAGGGCAACTATCGCCCGACGATCTGCACCAACCTCCGCGGCGACTACGCCGGAAACCTTGAACGCAACGCGCTGCTGATGGCTTACGACGACCACCAGCAGATGCGCGGAGATGAGCGCCGCGCCTACCGCGCCTGATGCCGACCGGGGCGGGCTCACCACCCGCCCCAACTTTTTTCCGAAAGACGCTTGACTATCCCCACCGCTTAGGTTTCTCTCTGCACCGTGAACAACGACACCACCACGATTTCCACCACTAACACCTTCCGCGGCTACAACGCTTGGGTCCGCTTCGAGGACGGCCTTGAGTCCCCGGTCCGCGTGATCAACGCCCGCGATGAAATGAAGTTCTCGGACGGCACCGCCGGCCCGGCGATCAAGGTTTGCTACGGCACCAAGTACCTCGTCGGCGCCGGCCATCGCTACGCCATCAGCTACACCCCCAATGGCTACTGGATCAAGGCTTCCCGCCTGATCGCCAAGAAATGAGCGACGCAGCCAAGAACCCCGCCGCGGTCGCGCTAGGCCGCCTTGGCGGGCGGATCCGATCCGAGGCCAAGGCCGCCGCCGCAAGGCGCAACGGCCGACGAGGCGGGCGACCGCCGAAG